TGTATCTTTTTTCCATGCAGTTAACTTAATATCTAATTTAGATTTATCCCATGGGTCTTCTAAATAATTATAGTTTGCTTTTGCAACATGATCTGGCCATTTATCTTTGTATTTCTTTTTAGCAAAGACCATGTAATTATACATGAACCTGTCTCTACCATCATCTAACTTTCTCTTTGAACATAGTGCTAAACATGGTGGACCATCTTCAAACTCTTCGCTAGTTCCAACTAATATATTCTTGTATGTCTCTGTTACTAATTTTTCTAAATCGTCTTTGCCTATTTTGTTTTGATTTGCAAACTCTACAAATTTTGGTAGGTCTAATTTATTATTATCTTTATCTACAGCGTATCGGTGTGTATGTCCGTTGTTGTAGTATGGTAGGTTTATAAAGTTACCTGGTTTTATGTCGCCTTTGTCATCTTCCTTTAGTTCTTTCTGTTTAGGAAAAACCTCTGTCGTGGGATCTAGTCCAAGAGGCAGTAGAAAAGATTTCAATGCCGATATTAAATCTATTGCTGGTATTGGTTCTTTTAAAAATAAATAACAATGCAAGCCACCACTCTTTGATAGCAAAGGTATCAAAGGTAGTTTGTATTGTTGAAACAGTGCTAAGTAATTTTCTATTTTAAATTTAGAATAGTTTTTAGGATCAATATCTATGCAGCCAAACGTAGTTGTTTTATCTAATCTACATGGTTGTATACCTATAGATATCTTACCTTGTACGTGATCTCTATAATCACCTTGTGTTATGGGTCGTCCTGCCCATTCGTAATTCGGTTTAAGTTTATTTTTTTCTGTGTCTAACTGAGCTGAAGACATGTCCGCTATACCAAAATCACCTTGGTATCCCGTGAACAATTCTATAAAATCATCAACCATAAAGATCCCTGGGTGGGGTGGCTCCAGTCTCCCTTTACCACCCCTATCTTTCTTTCAAGAAAGAATTAGTAGTTAGCGTCCTCTGTTGAGGCTTCAGCTTTTTGTTGACCTCTTTTTAAAGAACTATAGAATTCTTTAGCCATTTGATAAAGACTAGCATCATCTACCTTTCTTAATAGGCTCACGCTGTAACCATGCCAAGAAAAACTACCAGAGTTTTCTACTGAGTTTAATTTATAGATCCTTGAAAATCTTGGTGCAGGCACCGACTTTCCACTACTAGGATCACTTTCAAACTCGTTCTCTATTAGTGAGTTCCATTGTCTACTCGTTTTTAATTGAGTAGTCTTCATAGTCATCAAAGCCTTCTCAGGCTTATTACCTAGAATGATAACAAAGTGGTTAGCTGTTTTGATAATCTCATTACCATTAGCTAACATGTCCTTGTTTCTATCATTCTGTGTTGTTTGAGACATGATCTCAGGTCCTCGATCATTATGCACAGGTCTGCCTTCTGCTTTTTCAAAAGGTGCCCATTCAGGGTATGTCATCTTATAGTAAACAGGTATAACCTCTATACCTTTTTCACCATCATACAGTTTCTTTGTAACTGTATTATAGAACATACCGGGCTCTGCGCCTTCCACATACTTTGCATGTTTCTTTTTAGTCTCGTATGAACCTGATTGTAACAGCTTCAAAAAAGGTAATGCTAAGTCCTCTTTGTCAATGTTTTCTAGACCCATGCCTGAGTCTTTTACAAAGTCCAAAGTTGCGACTTGACCGCCTTCCTTCTTTACTACGTCTCTTGCTTCTTCACTCATCTTATTTACTCCTTGTTATTTTTGTTTTGTTTCCCTTAAACAGATTGAAATGTTCAGAGGGTAAGTCTAAGTTTTTACCGACTCGCTCTCTGTATAGTGCTTTGAGAGTCATGGGCTCTACCTTCAACTTTTGTTGGGGCTGATACCCATTACTCTCGGCAAGGTTAGCGTAATCACGCGCCTTGTTATCTTCGTTACGACCAAAGGAAACAGTGATCTCGTTCTTAATCAAATCACCTAGGTCGTTGTTTCGAAGCCAGTTGTATGCGCCATCTCTTTTATCAAGAGGTATAGTTGCGCTGTAAATTTCTTTTACCTCGATTGCAGATCCATCTTTTAACTTCATTGTCTTTAAGTTCATGGACTCCATAATCTCTGGTATCACTTGTTGTGATAACTTATCTGCATGTGCTTTCTTTGCAGATAATTTTTCTTCTTCCTGTTTAATTTCATCCTCTAGCTTTTGTAGTTCAAGAACATGGCTAGATAATGTTTCAGGATTTGTTATGTCGTTTACCTGTTGAGGTGCATCCTCGATAAACATTTTTTGTAAGTTACTCATCTGTATTACCTTTCTCGTAAAGATTGATTGATATAGGATAGTAAGTCCTTTCTTGTTTATCCCATTTTAGTAAATTATATTTACCATTGGTCATGTCAGAAACTATAGAACATGCAACACCGATTATAGCAGGATCTCCTGTAAGAAGTAAATAATCATTCTCGTTAAAATTTTTTAACAACGATCTTAGTTTAAAAACTAACGGACCTGGAGAAAAAATTATTTGCGAAGACTCTGGTAGTAAAAATTTAAACTGACCATATTTAGCTGCACCCATAATATTTATTCTTGGGTTGCCTTCTCTAGTACCTGGTACTTCCTGTATTATGTATACTATACTTTCTTTCATGTGTTGACATATAATCGATCATAGATTATATGTCAAGCGATACAGGAGAAAAATTATGAATTATAAATTTAAAACTAAACCATACGCACATCAGCTTAGGGCATTAGAAATGTCATGGGATAAGAAATGTTTTGCTTATTTTATGGAGATGGGTACAGGTAAATCAAAGGTATTAATAGATAATACGGCTATACTTTATGACAATGGTAAGATTAATGGTGTTCTAATTGTGGCACCAAAAGGTGTATACAAGAACTGGTATAGTTCTGAAATACCAACACACCTACCAGATCACATAGAAAAAAACATGGTGTTATGGCAGGCCAATATTACAAAACAACAACAAAAATACTTAGATACTTTATTTAAAACAGGCACAGACTTACATATATTAATTATGAATGTCGAGTCCCTATCTACTAAAAAAGGTGTAGACTTTGCAGCTAGATTTTTAAATTCACATAGAGCCATGATGGCCATAGATGAGTCTACAACTATAAAAAATCCAACCGCTAAAAGAACTAAAAATATTGTAGCACTAGGAAAGTATGCACAATATAAAAGAATACTAACAGGTTCACCAGTTACTAAGTCACCACTTGATTTATATACACAATGTGAATTTTTAGACCCATGGTTACTAGATCATCAGTCTTTTTACTCATTTAGAACTAGATATGCTGTCATGAGAAAGATGAACTTTGGTGGCAGATCCGTTGAAATACCTGTTGGCTACAAAAATCTTGGTGAATTATCGGATAAACTAAAACCTTTTTCTGATAGAGTATTAAAAGACGACTGTTTAGACTTACCTAAAAAAACTTTTATGAAACGTGTGGTTCAACTAACACCAGATCAATTTAAGGTGTATGAGCAAATGAAGAAAGAGGCACTAGCTATTATGAATGGCAAGATGACAACCACTGCAAACGCATTAACACAATTAATGCGATTACAACAAATTACATGTGGCCATTTTAAAGCTGACGATGGCACTACACAAGAAATAAACAGCAATCGTTTAGATGAATTAATTAATGTATTGAGTGAACTAGAGGGTAAAGTTGTTATTTGGGCTCATTGGCAAAGTGATGTTAGACAGATTATAAAAGCAATTGTTAAAGACTTTGGAGAGAATAGCTTTGTTGATTATTATGGTTTGACACCACAAGATGAGCGACAACAGAATATAAAAAGATTTCAAGAAGATGATGCATGTAGATTTTTTATAGGCACACCACAAACGGGTGGATATGGTATTACACTTACAGCAGCTAGTAATATGGTTTATTATTCTAATGGTTATGATCTTGAGAAACGACAACAATCAGAGGCTAGGATAGATCGTATAGGCCAAGAGAAACCTATGACATACATTGATATTATTTGTGAAGATACAGTTGATGAAAGAATTGTAAAAGCTTTACGTAAGAAAGTTAATATTGCAAGTCAAGTTATGGGTGAAGAGTTAAAGGCTTGGATCTAAAGTTTCTGTAATAACACTACAATTACACCGCCCATACCAGTCATAACAGAACCCATAGATACTAGTAATATTCTTTCTATTCTAGTTATCTGTCCCTGTAGTTCTTGCATACGATCGTAAGTTTGCTTTTGCATGATACGGCATAGCTTTTCATGCGAATCTATTCTTTGTAGTGCGTCTTGTTTAGCTGGCATACTTACCTACTAAATAACATATTGGTTCTAATATTTTTCTATACACTCTACCTAATACATGAACCTTGCCTCTTGATTCTTGTCGAATGTCGATAGTTCTATGCACTGCAATATGTTCTAATACTTTTTTAAGAACAATATTTTTCTTAGATAGTTTTACGAGTGGTAAGAATATTTTGTGGTATCCTATTTGATATTCTGGTGCTAAATCTTTTGAGTGTTTTAACCAAATTTTATTTCTAAAAGATCCAAAGCCATAAGACTCATTCATCATGGTGCAGACTATCTTGCCGCCACCGCCGCCTTGATTACCGCCTCCACCAACATCTCTGTCGTCTTCTAGTTCAGCATCGTATGTTGATTGCGGTTGAAACCCTGTGCTTGGTGGACCTGTAGTAGTTGAAACAGGTTGATTATCACCAGCTCCACTTGTTCCTCTATCAATTTGTTGCCCTCTGTTGGGATCTAAGCCACCTGTTGATATGTCATCACCGCCGCCTCTTTCTATTATATTTTTATCTTGAATTTCTATTATTTTTTCTTTCACAGCTTGTGCTTCAAGTTCTATAATTGGTATATTAACTACGCCAGCGTCTGGTCTTATTTCATTTTCTACGTATTCACCTACTAATTCATCTAATCTTTTTTCAACATCTATTTTATCTTGAGAAGTAATGCCACTAATATTATTTTTAAAGTCGTCAATTAAATCTATATTTTTCTGCTCCACTGACTCTACTATGGATGGAGGACCCTTTATTCCAGTAGTATCCATGACACCTAAGTCGACAGCTCCTTGATCTACTCCGCCACCAACACTATCTATAAATCTATCTTCGTCTTCACCCTCGACACCTGTATCTACACCAAGTCCCAACGCTTCAGCTACTTTACTAGCTTTCAGTTGTGCAGAATAATCGTCCAAAAATTGATCACGTTCATCCACATCTCCTGAAAATAAATCTAATCTACCTTTTTCTGTCTCTTTACCTGCAGCTAAATCTGCTAATTTTTGTATGTTGTTAGTCGGCCCACCCATTGTTTCATTATATCCTGTCGCTAAAATTTTAGGTGTAATGTTTCCTGCCTCTATTTGATCTAACTCTTCTTTTGTAAAACCATAATTTTTTTGAAGTGATTCTCTAACATTTGCTATTCTAGTGTTGTATGCTTCTTGTAGTCCAAATGTTGTGGGCTCTCCTATTCTGCCACCTGTTATTGTGTTTAAAAAACCACCTGATACAGGATTATATCCTGCCATTAATCCTGAACTAATTGTACCTGCACTAGTTCTATCTGGATAAAGTTCATTTAAAGCTCCTATTCTTGGATCCTGTGGTGGCAATGTATCTTTTAAAAAATCAATTACAAATGTGATTGGTCCACCTACTGCTTTGTTAATAGCTGCTTTTAAAAGTGCCTCTTCAGCGTTAAAACCTGTTATACCTAATTTTGCTAAAAGTCCGTCTGGATTGTCTACATCTTCTTGTGTTACAAAATCTTGTTTTTCTCTTTGATCAACACCTAAAGCTCCTGGAACCATGAAAGGATCTGTCGAAAGTTGTGGCAGCATTTGACTTGGATCTGTTGGTATTACATTGCTTCCAGGTGTTCGATTGAATGCATCCATGTCTGCTTGTGTAACAGGTGCTTCACCCGGTGCAAATACAGGACCCGTATCTCCTACTCTAAGTCCTATGCCTTGGTTTACTAATTGTTGATTTCTAAAATCTGTGTTTACAGGTCTTAAATTAAACTCAACTAATTCATCTTTCGTAACAGGTATTTCTCCTGGTGCTACAACAGGATCACCTATTTGATCTTGTAACCCGATACCTGCATCTATTAATCTTTGTTCTTCTGCTGTGTTTGTAGGACCGCTTCCGCCGCCACCACCTCCGCCGCCTGAGCCCGCTCCCCCGCTGCCTGTTTCTGGTGTTCCAGTAGCTGGTGGTGTAGCTGCTTCTGTATCTGCTAAAGGTAGGCCATAACCAAACAACTCATTTAAGTCTGATAGATAACTGAAACTTGTAGGGTCGTACGATATACCTGGATAGTCTGCAATCGATGCTAGTAATCTTGGATTAGTATCTGTTTGTGTTCTTAAACCAGATACGTCTATACCTTCATCTACTAGACTAGGGTCGGTTACTATTAATGATTTTAAATCTTCGCTAGACATTATGCTAGTCCTCTTACCATTCTATCATATTGTAATTTTTCTGCATTAGTCATTTGGCTATATGGTTTATTGCCTCCTGATGCTAGAGTCTGGACTCCTGTTGGTGCTTGAGCTAGTAGGTTAGGGTTTATGTTTGCTGTTTGTAGTGGTGGCACTCTTGTAATAGGTAGTTGTGACGTGTCTCCTTCAATACTTTGTGTCTCCTCTGTGTCCTCTTCTGTGTCTTCTCTAAATTTTAAAAACTCCTCTGTTGAATTTATCGTAGCATCTATTCCCTTTTTTATTTCCGATAAAGGTATTGATTCAATGTTTTCTTTCATTAATATAAAATCGTTTTTTTCTTGTTTAGTTTGACTATCACTAATCATCATGTCTATTAGTTTTAATGATGTTATTTTTATTTGATTTGCAGGAGTGTTAGGATCTAAAACTTTTATTACGTCATCAAGAATTTCTGGATTAGATAATACACTAGATGTTCTTCGTGCTAGTAAAATAATTG